GTCACCCTTAACAATTCAAGGCACTTAATGAAATACCCCTAGTGGGTCAATGACTGGGTGGGGTATCGGTCGGCAACAGCCGACATAATGAGAATGATTATCATTGTCAATAACAACATGACCCCCAGTCCTTAAGTCCTGCCCCACACACCCCACCATGACTCACCCTTATTTTTTCGTGCTGTTTTTGGTGGGGATGTGCTTATGTTGTAAGGGTTTTTCTCATGTGACACAAGTCACATAAAAATAATTAGATACTAATGCGTTACGGGGTATACCATAATGGGGTTAGTATAAGTGTATGGTTTTATATTATTAGTGTCCCCTGGCGGGACACAGAATGTAACTAAATACGCACCGCCTGGCGCGGTGCTTTATATGTAGTTTTTATTGTCTAGTTTTTACGAGGTTTATTATGTCCGCGAAGAGTGGAGAAAACCATCACTTCACAGTACGGCGCGAACAGGACCAGGCTGCGTTCCTGGCCTCTGTAGCCTCTGGAATTGACGAACATACTGCCCTCGGACTAACTGGTCGTAAACTGCCTGCGCTTAAGACTTGGCTCCGGGATGGGAAGTTTGCCTCGCGTCTAGAAGCCGCGCGGACAGAATCCAATAAACTATACGGCGAGACTCTAGCCTCTGGCAAGAATATCGACTACGCCACGTTCTCCAAAGAGTTCCTGAACTCTGAGGTGTTCCCACACCATCAGTCTTGGATTGACGTTCTAGAGGGTAACGAGCCTACCTACCTGCATGAGTCCATGACCTATGAGCCAGGCAATCGTCGCCGCTTGCTTATTAACGTACCCCCAGAACACGCTAAGTCCACAGTCCTAACTGTAGGCTATGCCGCCTACCGCATTGCTATGGACCCAAATATCCGTATTGTGGTAGTTTCCCAAACTCAGGCTCGCGCCAAGGAATTCCTCTTCTCAATCAAGCAACGGCTCACCGAGCCTGCTTGGGCCAAGATGCAATCTGTCTACGGACCTGCTGGAGGCTACCAAGCCACCGCAGACCAGTGGACTCAGGATAGAATCTACCTAGAGCGCGACTCTGGCGAGAAGGACCCTACCGTACAGGCTATTGGTATGGGTCAACAGATTTACGGTACTCGTGCCGACCTCATCATCCTAGATGACGTTATCACTACTACCAACGCCCATGAATGGGAAAAGCAACTTAACTGGCTACAGAAGATGGTTATCACCCGTGTAGGTGCTACCGGTACCCTAGTTATTGCAGGTACCCGTGTATCCTCTATTGACCTATACAAAGAGATTCGTAACCCAGATAACTGGTCTGGCGATAAGTCCCCATTTACCTACCTGGCTATGCCAGCGGTTCTGGAGTACGCCGACAAGCCAGAAGACTGGGTAACCCTATGGCCACACTCAGACCGTGTATGGGATGGGGCAGACCCAGAGTACGACGCAGAACTTTTAGTACAGGATGAAAATGGATACTTCCCGAAGTGGGATGGCAAGCGGCTCTTCCACCGCCGTAGTGAAGTTAACCCTTCTACTTGGGCTCTTGTATACCAGCAGCAAGATGTGGAAGAAGATGCAATCTTCCCACTTATCTCCGTTAATGCGTGTATCAACCGCATGCGCAAGCCTGGTACTATCAAGCCCGGTACTCCAGGACATCCACGAGACGGACAATGGGTAACCATCCTAGGATTTGACCCAGCCATGGTAGGTAACTCTGCTATGGTAGCCTATGCCGTAGAACGGCAAACAGGTCAACGTATGGTTCTAGATGTGTTTAACATGACAGAACCAACCCCAGCAAAGATTCGTAACCTCATTGAAGAATGGGTTACCAAGTATAACCCGATGGAACTGCGTATTGAAATTAACGCATTCCAAAAAGCCTTCGCGTTGGATGAAGACCTCCGTATGTGGCTTGCCAATCGGGGTGTCCGATTCAGTGAGCAATTTACTGGTAAGAACAAGTGGGACACAAACTTTGGTGTTGCTGGTATGTCAGGGCTATTTGGTTCTATCCGTGAGGGTAAGCACCAAAACGATAACCTGATTGAACTACCAGATAATACGAATGAACACATCAAGGCTCTGGTTAACCAGTTAATTACTTGGAAGCCAGACACCAAGAACAAGACCGACTGTGTTATGGCTCTTTGGTTCTGCGAACTTCGCGCTAAAGAACTTGTACAGCAATCAGGTAACAAGATTTACCATACATACAACAGGTACGCAACACGCCGTAATGATGCACAGCGAGTAGTCTTCGACTTAGACGAACTTGCTGCAGAACAATCATTACTCTACATTTAAGGCTATCATGCTAAGTATTGAACAAATCACAGGTAAGGTACTGTCCCTTCAGGACCGGTACTCTGCACGTGACCAGCGCATGCGAGATATTACTATGGTTCGCCGTGGTAACATGGAAGCAGTCTACCCAGACATGTTCCCTGAAGGCATCTCTAAGCCTATGATTGCTAACTTCTGTGACGTTGTGGCACGAGACCTAGCAGAAGTGTTGGCACCACTGCCATCATTTAACTGCTCAACTGTTAATAGCACGAGCGATTCCGCTCGCAAGGCTTCAGATAAGCGAAGCATGATTGCTAATAACTACGTTCAGAATTCTGGGTTACAGACCCAGATGTACACTGGAGCAGACTGGGCATTTACCTATGCCTACATGCCCATTGTTGTAGAGCCTGACTTTGAGGCTCGTATGCCACGCATTCGCATAGAAAACCCTATGGGTGCTTACCCAGAGTATGACCGCTATGGAAAATGTGTTTCATACACTAAGCGTTACTTGAAGACTATTCGCGAACTCATTGTTGATTTCCCAGAGTACGAATCACGTATCCTAGGTAAACTTGGCTTCAAAGACCAAGACCTAAACACCGAACTAGATGTCATGCACTACCAGGATAAAGACCAAATCGTCATGTTCCTGCCACAGCGTGACTCGTTAGTGTTGCGTAAAGCAAAGAATCCTTTAGGCAAACTTGCTGTTGTCGTGCCTCGTCGCCCAGGTATTGATGTTGACGACCCACGTGGACAGTTTGATGATGTGCTATGGGTGCAGATTGCACGAGCACGCTTTTCCCTTCTGGCAATGGAAGCAGCCGAAAAATCAGTTCAGGCTCCTATTGTCGTTCCCCAAGATTTACAAGAGTTTGCATTTGGTCCTGATGCAATCCTTCGTACCAATAACCCTGCAGGTGTACGCCGTGTAGGACTAGAACTACCTACCGGTGCATTTACCGAACAGCAGATTCTGGAAACAGAAATGCGTATGGGTTCACGTTACCCTGAAGGTCGCTCCGGAAACATTGATGCTAGTGTTATTACTGGCTCTGGTGTTCAGGCACTTATGGGTGGCTTTGATTCCCAAATCAAGGCTATGCAGATGATTATCGGTGAAGCACTTGAAGAAGTAATTGCTCTTTGCTTTGAGATGGATGAGAAGTTATTCCCAGGCGAGAAGAAGCAACGCGGAACTTTTAATGGTGCACCGTATGAATTCAAGTATGACCCAGCAAAAGACATTGCTGGTGACTACACTATTCAGGTTCGTTACGGTCTTATGGCTGGACTTGACCCATCACGTGCACTTATCTTCTCGCTACAGGCTTTGCAAGCCAACCTAGTATCCCGTGATTTTATCATGCGAGAGTTACCATGGAGCATGAATGTTTCAGGTGAACAAGAGCGCATTGATATAGAGCGAATGCGTGATTCATTATCAGCATCGCTAGCGTCTTTAGCACAAGCAATCCCACAGATGGCTATGCAAGGACAAGACCCATCAGGTATTGTGGAACAAATTGCAAAGGTTATTGACCTTCGCCGTAAAGGTAATGCAATTGAAGAGGCAGTTGTTAAGGTATTTGAAAAACCAAAACCAGAAGCACAGCCTGCACAACCAGAAGTACCTGCGCAGATGTCACCAGAAGAACTGGTTGCTCAATCTATGGGTCAGGCTGCTGCCCCAGCAGAAGAACCAGAACCTCCGACCGAGGAACAAGTTTCGCCTGCAGGTCCTGCTGGGGGGCAACCGCCTATGGACTTGGCTGGAATCTTGTCACAACTTGGTGGATAACCATGACAACAATTCTTGCCGTACAATACGACAATGGTTTCGTATTTGCAGCAGATAGTCAAGTCACTGCAAATGAACGCCCCTACATGCACAGTGATGTTAGAAAAATCACCGAAGACGGTGATTATGTAATTGCTGGTGCAGGAAATGCGAGACTTTGTGATGTTGTCCAATATGGATGGAAACTACCTAGATACGATGGAACTGACGGATACCGTTTCATGGTTAGCAAGGTTGTGCCAGAGATAAAGAGAGCCCATGATTCTACTGGGACTACTCTAGAAAAAGAAGATGGGTTTTCATTTCTCATCGGTTTAGATAATAAGATTTACTACATTGCTGAAGATTACTCGGTACTACGTACCGATACAGGAATCTATGCAATGGGTACTGGCGGAGAACTTGCACTAGGTGCATATCATGCTGGTGTTACAATTAGACAAGCAATGCGAACTGCTATTAAGTTTGATGTTAATAGCGGTGGTAAAATACAGATTGTGAAACGAGGAAAGCAAAATGGCTAAACAAGGTGGGTACCGTAGACCAGCCAATCCTGCTCCAGTTTCAGGACCTGGTAAGTTATCACGTCGTACAGATGGTGGACCATCTAGCAAGTCAGCAGTTCAGGGTGTCCGTGAGATGTCCGGTGGTGGCAAGTACGGCGAACGTAAGGCACTAGAAGAAGCACAGAGTGGTGCTCCTATGGCTGGTAACCCAGTTATGGGTGTAGCCCCTGCTATGGCTACCTCAGCCCCTGTTGGTGGACCAGCAACTGGTTTGTTTGACCCAAGTGAACGACCTAATGAACCAGTTACATCTGGTTTACCTGTAGGTCCAGGAAGAACTCCTGCACCTGCTATGACTGGCAACTATGACATGATTATGAAATATATGCCAGCACTAGAACTTATGGCATCTCAAGAAGATGCACCAGAACCATTCAGAGCATTAGTAAACTACGTAAAGGTTACGGCAGAACAAGTATGAATTTACAGGAAAACGTAGCGGCATTCGTTAATGTTTTTGGTGTAGAGAATTCTGAGGTAGCATTCCCATTTGGATTAGTTGATTGGGAGTCATCAGACGACCGCAACAAATTCATTGCACAAATATTAGAACTTAACAATGGAGAAAGAATTGGTGACCTATAATGGCTACCAATAAGAATATCCTTGATAGTGTTTTACAGGCACCTGGTAGCCTAGCCAATCGCGCCCTTCAGACCGTAGCAAATACTGCTCGAGATGAAGAAGGTTGGACTGGAGACGTATCAAGAAAAATTATAGACATTGCTTCCTCTGAAGAAACAATGACTAATGTTGAAAAACTTGATAAGCCATACCGTGTTGGTGTTGCTCGCCCAATGTCTACTTTCCTACAGACAATTAAAGATATTGGCGAAGATGGTTTAACACCACGTCAGACGTGGGACCGAGCATGGGAACGCTCTAAAAGTGGTGTTACAATCGGACAGGCTTCAGTAGGCTTAGTTGCAAAACTTACACCTGGTCAACAGGGTGCAGATAAAATCAACTGGTCCGATAAGATGCAGGTTGAAGGATACTTCAAAAAGGACAACACTGCTGCTGAGCGAATTTCTGGTGCAGTAGATGCCACCATGAACTTCTTCTTTGACCCACTTGTAATAATTGGTAAGGCTGCAAAATTTACGCGCCTAGGTTTAATGGGTGTTCGTGGTACTGCAATAAAAAGCCCAGTAACATTTGGTAAGGATAATCTTGCCAAACTTGTTCAAGAAGCAGATGAAGCACAAGCAGGAGCAAGTAACTCTGCATCCGTTGTTGTTGATGCAATTGAAAGAAACATTGGTGATTTTACAAAATTGGAATCAATTCCAATTGTTGCAAACTCACAAAATCCTACTGCTGTTTCTCGTGCATTAAATGAAGCCTATGCTACCGGTGGTCGGTCAGAAATCTTTGAAGTACTAAAAGCAGGTTTTGGTGACAATAAGGCAATCACCAGAATTGAAGAACAAGATTCTATTCTAAGCGAATCCCTTAATAGTATTAAGGGAAAGATTACCTCTATTGAGAATCAACTAAAGGGAACACCTGGAAAAACTCCAGTTCAAAACAATCCTAAACTTACTCCAAGACAATTAAAGAACCTTGAAGCCAATAAAGAAAAATTAGTTGCCGAACAAGCCGAAGCAAGAAAAAGACTTGACGCATTGCGTACTGTTGTCTCAAAAGAAGACGAGGGTGGCATTGTAGGTAAAGTTGGTACTGAACTTGCCTGGAGTCGCATGAAGTACATTGAGTACTTGCGTAACAAGGCTGGCGAAGTTAATGGTCGCGGTTTGTTTACTGACTACGATGCAACAATTGACCCTTCTGATGCTGCTGCTTTACATAAGTTAGATACCGAAGTTGACCCTAAGGGAATGTCCAATACCCAGTTTCGGGTTCTTCGTACTGTAGGTTATTTTGGCCGCAACTACAAGGCACGTGAAATACCAGCAGGTTCTGTAACTATCGCTGGTGAAGTTGGCGACTTTGCCAATAAGGAATTTCGTGCCCGTCTTATCTCTGCAGCAAAAGAGGCTGGACTTTCTGCAAAAGAGCAAGAGAAATGGTACAATGGTTTTTCTGCACTAAAGACAGATACTGCAAGATTTGCTGAACTTGAAAGATTTGAAGAAGAAACTCTAACTAAGATTCTTGTTCGTGCAGTTGATACAAATGGCATGACAAAAGAACAACTTAAAGTTCTTAACGAAACCTTTTTGTATATTGCCAGAGATATTAGCAATACAAAGAAGGCAAAACTAAAAGAGATTATTAACGACCAAAACTATGTACACGTTGACCCACGAAGTGGAGACGCATACATTGTTAAAGACGTTAGAGATTCAGTAACTGCCTTAGCATCTAGAATTGCACAACTTGCTGGTAGAGAAGTTATTGACAATGACATTACTTCGGCCAAAAATATTCTTTCCGGTAATCCACAGTTTAGTTCACAGGTTCCTAACGTACATTACGGTGTAGATTTCAAGAAAATAGCAGAAATACTTGGAGACGAAAAGACTTTAGTATCTGGTATTGCTTTTGTTATCAAAAATAATCCAGATGTAAAAGCGTCTAACATCAAAGAGATTATTACTAAAGCAAAAACTACTGGTATTTCAGATAAGTCTGGTTTTGTACAGGGCACACGAGAAACCGTTGGTGAGTTCTGGCATGAAACCATTAAAGATGGATATGAAAATCTACAGAATTATGTGTGGAAGCCAGCAGTTTTGCTATCACTTCGGTATACATCACGTAACGTGCTTGAAGGATGGGCTCGTTCGCTAGCAAGTTTTGCTGATATGGCTACCCATCAAGGGCTTTCTGTCAGAACATTACTATCTGGCTTTGATATTCCGTCAATGGTTGAAACAAAACTTCAAAATGTTACAAATACTGTACAGCAACGGGTAGCATACAAAGGTTTAATCGGTACTGGTGGTGCTAAGGCACAGTTGGCCAGTGCACGTGCACAGAAACTAGAGAATGAACTACTTATTGGCAGGAACTTTGGTGCCCTTCCGGAAGATACCCCACAAAACATTGTAAGAAAGATTAGAGATAGGTACCTGGAAGAAGCAGAGTACTTTATGAACACTTCTCAGGATGTTCTGTCCTCGTCTATCGAACTTTCTCGTCAGCAGTTTACCACTATTGGTAAATACAAGGGCAATCCGCAGGCTACAGCAGTTGCAAAAAAGATTTCAAAAGAGGGACAGAAGATATTTAATATCCCTGGCTCCGATACCATCTCAGGCCCATTTCTTGCCGCAATGAAAGATGGAGATTACGCAACAGCATACAAGATTGCAATTGATAGTAATCCTGAGGTAATATTTAACACCCTTGAAGAGATAACAAAGCGTGCAGATAAAGCATTAACTGAAGTAAATAAAATTGCTACAAGTAGTGCAATTGGTCGTAGCCCTAGACTTAAGTTGCAGATAGAAGCAGTTCAGGAAACAATTGAACTGATTAAGCAAAATTCAGACTTAACAAAGATGGCATTTGATATCTCTAATAGACAGAGAATCATGAAAAACTATAATGGTGCCCTTGAGGTATCATCTGCTAAGCCAGAAAAGATTCGTGCCTTTTCACAGAAGCGTGTAAAGATTTCTGGTGGTGCAACCATTAGTCCTGCTATGGCAAAGATTCTACGCTATGAAACAGTTAGTGCCGCTAAGAGTACCTCAATAGCCATTCTTAACTCTCGTAGAGAAGCATTAAGTGGGTTAACTTCTGTTGGTAAAAGACAGACTATAATTGAACCTACAGATAACATGTGGACAGCAGCACATTCTGAATATGTTAACAACATTATTTACAATGATGATGCAAGTAGAATTATCATTAAGATGTCTGTCACTAAGCGTGACCTAAGCAACAAATATGTAAAAGCAAATGTTGCTGCCCTAAGAAAGCAAAAGAAGTCCGAGCAAGAAATTGCAGACTACTTAGAGGGTGACTACAATGATGACGAAATTATGTCAGCATTGATTGATTGGGTAAAGAGTTCAGACTCCCTTGCTTGGCGTAATGAAATGCGCTTAACCCTTGCAGAGTACCAAAAAGAAGGTTCTAAGGGAATGCAGTGGTCTGATATATTCCAGACACAAATCCTAGAAGTTCACAAATATCTTCCACTAGAGGGCCCATCCAAAGAATCACTTAAGTCTTTAAGATTAGACCTTGTTGACCCTAAGAAAACTTTTGATGATACTTCGTCAGCACTCATACCACTAGGCTTTAGAAGAGCGGTATATGCTAATGCTGAGGTTGGTCCTGACAGAAGTCTAAAGAACATGTACAAGAATGTAATTGGAAACTTATTCCATCTTCTTGCCACAATGCCAGAAGACTTCTTGGTACGTCATCCGTTTTACAATGGTGTGTACAAGGCTGAAGGTGAACGTCTAGCAAATCAGTTTGCAAAACAAGGTATAGATGTTTCAACTAGAACAAAAGAGATTGAAAATGCTGCACATGCAGCAGCCTTGAAAGCAGTTAATGACCGCCTATACACAGTGGAACGTCACACAAACATTGGTCAACTAAGCAGATTCATTGAACCATTCTACATGGCAAAGCAGAATACTGTTAAGTTCTGGATACCAACGGTAGTTCGTAACCCTGAAATTGCTGCGCGTTTTATACAGTACTTCACCCTTCCGTACAAACTTGGAACAGTTTATGACCGTGAGGATAACTACAAAGTAGTTAATCAAATTGGCCATCCTTGGAATACCAAGGGTAAGGTAATGCTTTTTGAGTATCCACAATGGATGATAAATAAGTTCTTTGATGGAGACTCTAGAGCAAGAATGCAGGTCTCACTAACAGGCTTTGATGTTGTATTCCAGGGTCAACCGATTGGTGTTCCTCAAATCAGTAGCCCAGTTGGTAACATGTTTATTGGACCAATCATGCGTAACATGGTTGGTAAGCCTTACGACCCATCAAAGTTCTTGGAGAAGCATGGAATTGCCAATCTAGAAACTTTAATGAATTATGTGCAACCTTACTACGAAGGCACTAGAGGCGAAAGCACATCACAGCAGGTTGCTAGTGCATTTGGTTCCGGTTCTGTTGCATTAGAATCATTAATGATTGCAATTGGTGGGCAAGCAGGTATGTTTGCTGATACAACTGGTGGACAAAAGTTCTACAATAGATTCCGGGCAATTGAGGCAGACCGACTTGCCAAACTAATGGAAGATGATATTGCTATTACAGGTGCAATTCTTGAAAAGAATAGAGAAGAATCTCTAGCACTTGCAACTAAGTCTTTCTATGCTGAAGCATTTACAAATGGTTTACCACTGGTATCAACCAGCAGATACAAGACATACTACGAAGTATACGGTGAGCCTAGACTACGCGCATTGCGTGAACAGTTTGGATACGACCTGGGCACAGCAAGATACGTTGAAGAGATTGATAAAGTACAGGGTCAGTATATAGCAAATCTAATAACTGACAGTACAACCGATAATAGATTTGGATTTAATTCATCCGAAGCGACACTTCAGGGAATTTATCCTAATCAAGACTTGTTAAATCGTGTCGACTCGGTAGTTGGTGATACCAGTTTAATTGGTGCCTTATTTAACCAAGGTGACTTTACTGAAGACCGTTCTGATGTTGTATCAGATATTCTATTTAACATTAGAATTAATGGTAAGCCAGTTAAGTATACATCTGATGAAGCATTTTCTGCTGCTGAGGACCTACAAATACGTTCTGGAAACAAGGACTATTATTCTGGTATAGAAATTATCGAGCAAAAGGCAAGAGATGCTGGCCTTAAAAAGGGAACCAAAGATTACGAAGAACAATTCGGTGCATGGAAAGATAACTGGGAATTAACCATTGCGGAACGCTACCCACTATGGGGAGCCCGTGATAAGAAAATTCGCCAGAACCGTGTTGAAAAGAATATTGCTGCTGCAAGTCTAATTGTATTTGATGATAACTTCTCAAAGACAGTTGGGGAGAACTCAACAATTCCGCAAGCAGTTAAAGAGTATCTTGTTGCTCGTCAAGAATTACTTGTAATGTTTGAAGAAGCAAAACTAGCAAGTGGCAGAACAACACTTGAGGCTGCTGATAACGCTTACATTGCAGAGATAAGAGATAATCTTGTTTCAATCTTAGATACTAAGTATCCTGGATTCCAAAGAGTATATGATATCTACTTTAACAATGACCCATTAACACCAATAACACAATATCAAACTGGATATGGATTTAACTAATGACTGTAGGACCAACAGAGAATCGTAGGGAATGGGAAAGTTCCACGCCTGAACGTAATGCGGAACTTATTGCTGCTGCAAATTACAACATTGGACTTAGTCAAAAGGTTGCTTCTGGTGAAATCACAGAACTTGAAAAAGCACAACTTATGTCATCCTATGACCCTGCCGCAAAAACTAAATCTAGTGCTGGTACTACTTCAAAGTCAAGAACGCTTCCAACAACCTTAAATAAGGCTGCGGCAGATGCTCTTATTGAAAAGGAATTAGTTGATGCCTTAGGTTTTATGCCTAATGCAAAAATTAAGGCTGAGTTCTTCAAAGGAGTTAATGCATTTCTAAAAGCCTATGGCTCTAGTTCTTCAACTAAATCTAGTGATGGTAGAAGTACAAGTGCTAGCGTTCAAGGTGCAGATGCAGATGTTTATGTTAAGCAGTTTGTTGCAGAAGTAGTCAAGGATTCCCTTAAGGCCAATCCAAACATTAAGTTTGGTGGAAAAGTTGGAGATACTGTAGCAGTTTTAAGCAAGTATTCTGCTGACATGGGTGTCTTCAAAACTGCTGGTGAAATTGCAAGAAATGCAATTGATGTTGCTGGTGGCAAGGCTCGTCAAGAAGACCTGCTAACAAAGTACCGTAAAGATGCTCAGGCATTATACGCTAACTTTGCACCACGTCTAGCAGAAGATGCTAGCCTTACTGTGCGTGACTTGGCTAATCCATATATCCAAATGATGGCTGATACATTTGAAGATGTTGCAGATAACATTAAGTTAACTGATGACACCATTCAAAAAGCAATTAATGATGCAAAGGGAATTATGTCGTTAGGTAACTTTAGAACAATGTTGCGCAATGACCCACGCTTTGGTACAACATTAGGTGCTAAAAGGGAAGCGGCTCAACTTGCCACTTCTATGATTAGTTCGATGGGATTTTAAGTTATGGCTCCTCGTGGTGGTCCTGGTGCAAAAACCCAGACTAAAGACAAAACAGTTCCTAATGTTGTTAACAAGCCAGTTGTTGCAGTTGACAAAAAGAAAAAAAGGAAAGCCCCAGTAACTCCTGCAGCACCAGTTATTAATACTGGTTTAGCACTTGATGAGGCACTTACTGAGGACCCAACTCAAACTCCAGAGCAAATTGCACGACGTATTGCTGCCGAAGAAAAGGCAGCAGAACAAGCGGACTTCCTTGCTGATGCTGGTGCAGTATTCAGAAGCACACTAAAGACCGTGTTTCCTGGTGCAGAAAATGATGGATGGATTAACCAGTTATTTGAAGCAGCAAAGCCACGTCTAACTGTTGGCTTTGAAACCAATGACATTCTTGATTTAATGATTCAGAATGGTGAAACACCACCACAGTTTAATGAAAGATTCAAGGGTATCTTTGAACTTGATAGACGACGTGATGCTGGTGAAGCGGTTTATGTTCCAAAGATTGCAGAGTACGAAGCAGGAAGAGAAGCATACTCTCGCCTAATGAGTCGTATGGGTATGTCTAGTCTTGGAACAATAGAGAACTACGGAACCCTTGTTGGTAATGATGTATCTCTTGATGAAGTTACTGACCGAATTGCTAATGCATACAGTAGGGTTAGTGCTTTAGATGACCAGGTACTTGCTGGTCTTAAAGAGCAGTTCCCTAGCCTAAGACAAGAAGATTTAATTCAAGCAGTGCTAACCAAAGAAACACCTGGACAACTTGAGAACCGTATCATACGTTCTGAGATTGGTGTTGAGGCTAGACAAGCAGGAGTTGTATCGGTTCTTGGTGCTCAAGCATTGCAAGAGAGAGGTGTCACACGTGCTCAGGCACGTCAGGGATTCCAAGCACTTGCTGAATACCAACGTAACTCAGGTACCGGTATTGCACAGGCACAGCAAATGTTCGGTGATACTACATCTGCTACTGACTTGCAAACAGAACTTGAAAGCGAAGCACTACTTGGTCAGACATCTAAGACACGTAAGCGTCTTGAGTCACAGGCTCGTGCACAGTTTGGTGGTTCCTCCGGTATTACCTCTGGTTCGCTAGGTCGCAAGAAGCAAGTATAATAAACTCTCGTTGGATTGACCGCCCCCAACGAGTATTAGAGCGGTAGTACACACCAACCTACATACCCCTGTGTAGGAGTGAGAGTGTACGTTCAAACAACAATGTAAGGGAGATGGTTGCGATGAGCAACACAAATCAGGAATGGCTAGACGACGATGAGTTAGATTTCGATGACTACTCAGATGAACCACAACGTGGTTCTGATGATGTGTTAAAGAAAGTCCGACGTGCAGAACGTGCGAAGGATAAGCAACTCAAAGAGTTACAAGCGGAATTGGAAAGTTTGCGCAAGTTCCAACGCGAAACTACAGTTAGCCAAGTCCTATCGGAGAAAGGCATTAATCCAAAGATTGCCAAATTTATTCCAGGTGATGTTCAATCACCTGAATCCATCAGTGAATGGTTGAAGGATAATGGCGAAGTCTTTGGGTTTACAGTGGAAGAACCTCGTACTGCTTTAGCGTCAGAAGACATTGCTGCACTACGACAAATGGAATCTGTAGCATCTAATGCTTACACTCCAGATGATGTTAACGATATGTTTAGCATCCTCAACAATGCACAGTCGCAGGAAGAATTGTTAAATATTCTTTATGCTAACGGTGCAGAATAATTCGCAAATCAATCTAACCCCTAAGGAATAATCATGGCTGTAACAGGCTTATCGGGTGGTTCCGCCAATACCAATGGTGGTCTTGGTGGTGGACAGTATTCGTCCGCCAACAACGTCGGAACATTCACCCCATCCAACGGTGCAGGTCTAGTTCAGAAGGCATACGACCGCCTTATTGAATTTGAACTTCGCTCCACCCCATTGCTACGTTCAGTAGCAGACAAGAAGCCAGCACGTCAGGCAATGCCAGGTTCATCTGTAGCACTACAGATTTACAACGACATGGCAGTTGCTAAGAGCGTTCTGTCTGAAGAAGTTGACCCAGAGGCAATTGCTCTGTCAACTCCAGATATCGTAACCGTTACTCTTAACGAATACGGTAATGCTACTCTTGTTAGCAAGAAACTTGGTCTTATGTCTCTAGCAGACGTAGACCCAGCAGTTGCTAACATCATTGCCTACAACATGGCAGATAGCATTGACGAACTAGCACAGGATGCATTACTAACAGGTACTAACGTACTTTATGCAACTGGTGGTACAACAACCGCAACAACAACTTCAGGTATCACTTCAGATGACACACTATCTGCTGCTGACATCCGTCGTGCCGTTGCTAAGTTGCGTACTAACAAGGCTAACGGTCGCAAGGGTTCACTATACTGGTGTGGCATCCACCCAGAAGTATCCCATGACCTTCGTGCCGAGACCGGTGCTGCTTCATGGCGTAACCCACACGAGTACCAGAGCAATGATGCAATCTGGGCTGGCGAAATTGGCCAGTTTGAAGGTGCATACTTCATTGAATCTCCTCGTCTAAAGAAGGCTAACGATGGCGCAAGCAGCATTCCTGTTTACCGCACATTCCTAGCCGGACAGCAAGCACTTGCTGAGGCTGTTGCTGAAGAACCACACGTGGTTATCGGCCCAGTCGTTGACCGCTTGATGCGTCAACGCCCAATCGGTTGGTACGGTGTTCTAGGACACGCTATCTACCGTCAGGATGCGTTGTTCCGTATTGAGTCTGCTTCAAGCATTGCTTAATTAGCGACACTAATCTCATCCCTAAATCATATAACGGGTTTAGGGATGGGGTTATGTTTCTAACATATAAGGAAAATAATGGGATATCTATTTGTACCACCAGTGGTCGACGAAGGACCAATGGGTGGTAACTGGCTGTTTGCTAGGTACACACGCAAGCAAGGTGTAACTGTTTTCCGCATTGACGGTCAATGGTATGAAGACAGATTTGTTTCGCAAGATGACTTGGATGCTTCAGATGTTTTCTATCTAGGTGGACATGAGTACCCAGTAACCGAAGCCGAGAAGGATGACCTTGAGGCTGCTGGCTATGATGTGATTACAGTATGAGCATGTTAGAATCGTTGACTGTTGTATCTTTAGCCTTAGGCATTATTGCTATGTTAGGTAAGTTCCTAGTTGTTAATCCATTGAAGTCTTACATTAAAGAACTAACACATCCTATTCAGCCTACGGCTAATGGTGGTAGAAGTCTTCCAGACGTTGCTCGTGCGGTGGACAGAATTGAAAAGCGTTTAGATGAGCATATTACATTACATCTTAAGGATGAACTATGAGTGGTAGTTACAACATTGTTGCTAAGAAGGGTACAACCTTTCGGTTGCCAATGACCGTTAGAACAGATGGAACAGCATGGAACCTAACTGGTTACGTTGCACGTATGCAGGTTCGCCGTTCTGCTAATGACTCAGTTAAACTTCTAGACTTAGTATCACCTACTAACATCACCCTTAACAGTAGTGGTCAGATTGTAGTTAATGCTACAGCCACCGCTATGACAGCAGTTCCTGCTGGTCGTTACGTCTACGACCTTGAAGTTGAATCTGCTGGTGGTGAAGTTACTTCACTACTTGAGGGTCGTTTTGTTGTGAAGCCTGAGGTAACTCAGTAATGGCAACTACAGTAACTATTGAACAAACTACTATTGACGTTACAGTTGGTACCTCTCTTGGTGACGTAGTTGTTACCATTGACCCAAGTCAGGGTCCTCAGGGTATCGCAGGTCCTACCGGACCTAGTGGACCTACAGGCTCTACAGGACCCACAGGAAGTACAGGCTCGCAAGGTGCAACAGGTTCTCAGGGTTCTACTGGTGATACTGGTCCCACTGGTCCAACAGGACCAACTGGGGAAACAGGTCCAACAGGTAGCACTGGTGCCACAGGGTCTACGGGTAGTACGGGAGCAACGGGACCTACAGGTTCGACAGGTCCTACGGGACCGCAAGGTGACCAGGGTATTCAAGGGGTCACAGGTCCGACAGGTTCCCAAGGCATCCAAGGTGACACAGGACCAATAGGTCCTACAGGACCCACAGGAGCAACAGGAGCCACTGGAAGTACAGGTGCTACTGGAAGTACCGGAGACACTGGACCTACCGGTCCACAGGGCATACAGGGCGTTACAGGACCTACTGGTCCTACGGGTGCCACTGGTGCTGACTCAACCGTAACTGGACCAACTGGTCCAACGGGACCTACCGGTCCCTCAGGTGCTGATGGTTTCGTAGGTTCTAATGGAGCAACTGGTGCGACTGGACCGACAGGTGCAACTGGTCCTACTGGTGCTAACGGTGACGGTTATGTAACTGGTGTTATCTCAACTCACTGGTCATCTACCCCACCTACAGGTTTTCTATTCTGTGATGGTTCGGCTGTAAGCCGTACTACCTACGCAGCATTGTTTGCTGTTATTGGTACACAGTTTGGCATTGGAGATAACTCCACAACTTTCAACCTTCCTCGCTTAGGGTACCGTCTAACTGACGGTGCAAACTTCTGGATTATTAAGGTTTAATTATGGCTTGTCGTACAGGATGTCCAACTCAGGACTGTGAATCATATGCTGACTGCTGCAAGGGTGTAGCAATCAATAGGTCGTCACTACGACCATAAGGTAGTATGATAGGATTATAGCATGGTTAAGATTGCAGTCTATGCTATAGCAAAGAACGAGGCTAAGCACGTTAAACAATGGGTGGAAGCCACCAAAGGTGCAGATGTCCGAGTTGTCCTAGATACTGGGTCAGAAGATAACACCTATGACCTACTCCAGAAGTACCCCGTAGAAGCCCACAGAGCCACGCTAAGCGACTTTAGGTTCGATGTGGCTCGGAACATGGCACTAGATTTAGTGCCATCTGACGTGGATGTGTGTGTCTCCATTGACATGGATGAGGTTCCAGACCCAGACTTCTTTGACAAGATACGACAGGCTTGGCAGCCTGATACAACTCGTGCTTGGGTAATGTGGGATACAGGAAACATCTGGGCTAACAACAATCGTGTCCATGCTAGACATGGATACAGGTGGCGTTATCCCTGCCATGAGGTTATCCACACAGATGGACCAGAGAAACTAATAGTCATTGAGACTTCTGCTACACACAAACCAGATGATGATAAGTCTCGTGGTCAGTACTTGCACCTACTAGAACTAGGTCATGCTGAGGAACCGGACAACCATCGCATGTTGGTTTATCTTATCCGTGAGTATTACTTCAAGGGTATGTGGCAAAAGATTATTGACCACGGTAAGAAGTTAGAACTTCAAACTGGTGGTTGGAATGTTGAACTTGCCCAGTCATGGCGAGCCGTGGGTGAGGCATACTGTAAACTTGGTAATGAACGTGAAGGTCTTTACTGGTATCAACGTAATGTTGAAGAAGCACCACTAGACCTAGAGGCTTGGATGCCTTTGGCTTTCTACTATTACGAACGTAAGATGTGGAACCACTGCTATCAAGCAGCAATTAAAGTAGAAGAACTTTCCCTTGAGTCATATAAACATTATGTGGCTGACCAATCAATGCCATGGAGAATGTACGACTTGCTCTCTCTTGCGTGTTGGAACCTTGGCAAGAAAGGTTCTGCTAAAAGATACGCACGTAAAGCAGTTGAACTTAATCCTAACAATGAACGTCTAGTTAAAAACTATGAGTTCATTATGACTCAAACTGCGAAGGACTATAAGAATGGCTTGTAGAAGCGGATGTCCCACCCAGGACCACGACTCCTGGGGTGATTGCCTAAGGGCATCAAACATACAGATGTCAACTGGTGACGCTAATGGCGAACTGGTTAACAATGGTTGGACTAACAAGAAGTGGAACAACGAACTAAAGTTATATCGTGATGCTCGTGCTCAAGGTATACAGCCTGAAGGAACATCTACAGATAAGATTCGCAAGGCTATGGATGTAAGCGATAAGACAGGACATGCGTACGGCAGTGCGCTTTAACAAGGAAAAATAATGGCATACAAACCAAGAAAAGATATTAAGGTTTCTGAATCATACATCCAGAAACTTCGTGATGCAGGTTCCAAAAAGGCTGCCCTAGAAAAGTACGGCAGTTCAAGTGACCCTAAGATGCGTGAAGCATTGCGTCGTTTTTACGGTGCTAGTGCACCTGCTCCAATGAAAGATTCTAGTCGTACTGTTGCTAGAACTCTACCGAAGAAGAGCATTCCAATGAAGACTGTTGCACAGTCAAAGCCTTCTCGTACTGGTATTGCTCCAAAAAGCAAGACTGCAACCAAGTCAACTAAGCCAGCATCAAATGAAACCATAACTATGGGTTCTCGTACTGGTGGAAAAATTACTGTTAATAAAGCCGCTAACGAAAAGCGCAAGGCAGAATTTGAAAAGCGCACGAATCGTGCTTTGACAGTTGCATCTCTTATTCCAGCGGTTCGTGCTGGTCGTGCAGTTGCTACTGGTGCAAAGGTGGCAAGTGGTGTTTCTAAGGTAAAGGGTACCGCAAAGTACTACGGTGATGCTGCAAAGAACATTTCCACTCGTGCTCAAAAAGCAGGAGAGATGCGTAGCACACAGCAAGCAGTTGCTGCTGCTAGCAAGAAGAAGGCTAGTGGATTACAAGGTGCTGCTACTCGTGCAAAGAATGCTAAGGCTGCAGAGAAGGCAAGACTGGAGCGTAACGCTAAGGCTGCTGCTACTCGTAAGCGTAATGCTGCTGCTGCTAAGCGTGCAGGTAAGGCTGGTAAATAATGCCAGGTCAACGTCAAATAGGTGGCGGTAAAGGTTCCGGTGGAGGAATGCGCACCGGTGGAGGTAGTGGTAAAGCAGGCAAGCCTAAGTCTAATGTTACTAAGATTGGTAGCAAGAAGCCAATGAGTGCTGCTGAGCAGAAGGCTCGTGTCAAAATTGACCGAATCAAAAAGTCTCCTGCTGCTGAAGATATTCGCAAAGGCAATCTAGATAATCTAAGAAAAACATATGGACTATCTCCACAAAAACCTAAAGTAACTCGCAAGAACAACTCACCATTTGGTCCAGTTGCTGCAGGTATTGTAAAGACTAAGCCAAAGCCGAAGGGTAAGAAATAATGTGTGCAACATGTGGATGCAATCACAAGAACTACCAGCACGAAATGCCTAAGATGCCAGGTTCCTACAAAGGTATTGACAAAGTAAACTACAACATGCCGAAGGTACCAGCAGTTCCTGCTATGCCTAAGTCAACCAAGAAGGGTAAGTAACATGGCAATGAAACCAGTAAAGCCAAAGGTAATGGCCAAGCCAAAGCCACGTAAGCCAGTAGAAAAGCCAAAGGCTCCACGTGGTAGCAAGACTGATAAACAAATGGGTGATATGAATCAACGTGAATCATATAACGCTAAGCGTGATGCAAACAATAAAGTAGTTGCAAAGTACGCTCCACTTAAAGTTAATACCAGTGCAGATAAAGTTAGCAAATCAAGTACTGGTGTAAAAGTAAAAGGTGAAACACCTCGTTACTCTATGCACAAAGAAGTTTTGGCTGCACGTAAAAAGCGCAACGAACAACGCGCTGGTGGCAAAGTAGGAGTTACAAGTGCAGGTAAGTCTAATCCTAAAAAGCGACCTGCAGGCACAGGTGGTTCTATGCCTAAGTATATTCCAAGTGCAAAAGCAGTAAAAAATACAATAAAAAAGTCACAAAGAAGTAAGTAATCATGGTAGCAAAGAAGGACCCACGACTAGCACGTGCAGGTGTTTCTGGCTACAACAAGCCAAAGCGTACACCTAATCATCCAAAGAAGTCACACGTAGTTGTGGCTAAAGTTGGTACTGAGGTTAAGACTATTCGCTTTGGTCAGCAGGGTGTGTCTGGCTCTCCTAAGAAATCAGGAGAGTCAGCATCCTATGCTGCACGTAGAAAGTCATTCAAAGCACGTCACGCATCTAATATTAACAAGGGTAAGATGTCCGCAGCATACTGGGCAGACAAGGTTAAATGGTAATGGCTTACACCAACCCTGCTAAACGAGAAGCACTTAAGAAAAAGATTATGGCTAGTTCCAAAGGTGGTAAGCCTGGTCAATGGTCTGCTCGTAAAGCACAACTACTTGCACAAGAGTACAAGAAGTCTGGTGGTGGATACTCCGGTCCTAAGACTTCTAAACAGAAGTCCCTATCCAAGTGGACTAAAGAAGACTGGGGTACTAAGTCAGGTAAGCCTAGCACTCAAGGTAGCAAGGCTACAGGTGAACGCTACCTACCCAAGAAAGCCAGAGCAGCCTTAACTGCCGAAGAGTACAAGAAGACCTCTGAGGCTAAGCGCAAAGGCACTAAGGCTGGTAAACAGTTTGTTAAGCAACCAAAAACTATTGCAAAGAAAACGGCAAGGTATAGATAATGGCAACATTTAGCCAAATGATTGACGAGGTATCCAGAAAACTTTCTGGCTTCACCTTACGTCAAGACCGTCAGACATACTTGACGGCAGAGATTACATCAACAGATTCAAGTATACCAGTTAACTCTGCACAGAACATTAGTTCTGGTTTGATTCAAGTTGGTGACGAACTTATGTTCGTTGAATCCTTTGACCGGACAAACGGTACATTGTTTATCCCACCATATGGTCGTGGATACGATGGCACACAAGCAACCGAACACGTAGCAGGTGAACGAGTAGTTATCTCTCCTACCTTCCCACGTCTAGATGTAAAGAATGCAATCAATGAAACAATCCTTGCTGTCTTTCCTGACCTATATGCAACAAACTCTTACACCTTTAAGTTCTCACCAGCCAAGTCAACTTACCCATTACCGGAAGAAGTTGAAACAGTACTGGCCGTTGCTTATGAAACTACTGGTCCTTCTAAGGAATGGCTTCCTGTTCGTGGTTGGCGTGTTGACCCTATGGCTAACACTACTGCTTTTGGTTCTCGTAATAGTATTAGTCTTTATACTGGTGTAGAACCTGGAAGAACCGTACAGGTATTCTATTCAACTGCTCCAGAAATCTTAGAGACTGCCAATGATGATTTTGAAATCACAACTGGCTTACCTGCATCCTGTAAGGATGTTATTGTTCTTGGTGCATCTGCACGTTTAGCATCCTACATTGACCCAGGTCGTTTGACCTTTGGTTCTGCCGAGGCAGACCAGCAATCACAAATTGCAGGTCGTTCGTATGGTGCTGGTACAAATGCATCCAAGTATTTACTTGCTCTTTATGACAAGCGACTTGCCGAGGAAACTCGCAAACTTCAAGACCGTACACCAATCCGCATCCACTTCACACGATAGAAGGATACAATGCCAGCACGTCAATATCGCTCTACGGTTGAAGCGAAGACACTAAACCAAACAATAACTAATAGTTCAACTACTATTGTTTTGAATAGTGTTACCACGCTTCCAACCACATACCCATACACCCTTGTCCTTAATCCAGACACGTTAACAGAAGAAATTGTAACTGTTACCGCATCTGCTGGTGGCAACTCTCTAACTGTAACCCGTGGTCAAGATGGTACTACAGCACAGGCACACAACCTTGGTGCTGCTGTACGTCACATGATTACTGCTCGTGACTTGCAGGAACCACAGGACCACATCAACAATGGTGGCTACCACATCATCGTGTGTACATCTTCTACTCGCCCAGGTTCTCCTGTAGATGGACAACACATCTACGAGACCAACACAGATAAGACATTATCGTGGGATGGTACTGCATGGAACCCTGTCTCTGGTGCTGCTGCATACCAGGCAGGTGCACCTTCTAACCCTTCAGTAGGTTCACTCTGGGTTGACAGTGATGAGACTGCTTCACAGTTAAACACTAACGACTTCTTATTAAAGTCTGATGCTAGTGCTGCCAGTGGTTATGTATCCAAGGTTGGTGGAGATACTGTAGTTGCTTCTGGTGCTGCAGTTAAACCATTAGTTCTTAAGGGTGCATCAAGTCAGACTGCTAACCTACAAGAGTGGCAGGATTCAACTGGTGCTGTAGTTGCTAGTGTTAGCCCAACAGGTAACATTGTTGGTAGCGGATTGACATTAGTTAAAAAACAAACCGTCGGAACAGGTGTCTCATCTGTAAACGTAACAGGCGCATTTAGCGCAACATTTGAAAATTACCGAATTATATATTCAGGTGGAACGCAAAGCGCCGATACAAATATAAAGTTGCAATTAGGTGCATCTGTAACAGGTTATAGCGGTGCGTTAGTTTACATGCAATATACAAGTAATACAGTTTTTGGCGCGGTTGATAATAATGCAAGCGCATTTAGTTTTGTCGGTGGTGGAGATAGTAATGCGTCTTTTGTTAATTTTGAATTATTATGTCCGCAAAAAGCACAATTTACCCGCATCTTAAACGGCAAATATTTAATTTCAACATCTACTGGAAGTTATGACGGTGTACATAAAGTCGCAACGGCTTACACAGATTTTACAATAACCCCTGGTGCAGGAACGCTAACTGGCGGAACGATTTACGTTTACGGATATGGAACAAACTAATGACTAAACCACTTATACAAATTGATGACCTTGTTCGTGAGATGACTGACGAGGAATTTGCAGCATACGAAGAACAAATAGCAAACGCACCAACATTAGGAGCATCTGAATAATGGCAGTCAACCCAATCAAAGTATGGAATGGTACAGCGTGGGAATACACAGGTCCCGTTGTAGCAGCACCACCAGTTAAGTATCAGGCAACTGCACCTACCTCACCTGCAACAGGTGATGTATGGGTAGAGTCTGACTACGATGTGGCTAGTGTTGACCCTTCCAAGTTATTAACAGGTGGTGTGTACACTAACGAGTCTACTCGTAGTGCTGCTATCCCTACCCCTACCACTGGTATGGTTACATATGTTGGTGATACTGGTACTGAAAGTCCATCATCCACTATTCCACAGTTAGAAGCATACACTGGTGCTGCTTGGCAGAACCTTGGTGGAATGACATTGCTTTCTAAGGTTGATTTTACAACTGGAACAAGTTTTCAAGTAAATAACGTATTTACTTCCGCATACAAAAATTATGAAATTTTACTTACCTTAGAAGATGTGAGTGCAACTGGTTCCGTTACGTTCCAATTAGCCTCAGGTGGAACAGTAAATGGAAGCAACAACTACACCTATGCTGGTCGGGGATTCATCTCATCAAACGCTGCTTCTGATGTTTGGTCAACTGGACTAAACAGTTCATTTCAAATTGGCTATGTTGTAAAAAATACTATCGGACTACAGTCAAGTCGTATTACTTTATACAATCCACAACTAACAAAATATACAACTATGACAGCGCAGACCGTATCTAGTCAAGCAGATACTCAAAACTATGGTTTTGCAATTGGTGGAATGATGAATGTTACAACTGCTTATGACGGAATAAGGGTTAACAGTTCAGGAAATAGTGTAGGAACTTTACAAATTTATGGATTGAGGAACTCATAATGAGCGAAACATTAACAGCAGTAATCTTTGATGCTGCAACAGGTGAAGTAACAGAACGCCCACTAACAGCAGAAGAAATTGCTGAACGTGAAGCAATGCAAGCAGAAGCAGAAGCACGTCAAGCAGAGCAAGATGCTAAGGCTGCTGCTCGTGTTTCTGCACTAGCAAAGTTAAAAGAATTGGGTCTATCCCAGGAAGAGATTGAGGCACTGTAATGGCAAAGGTCGCAAAGATTTGGGATGGTACTGCTTGGGTTGACCTTGCCACAAGTGTACCTGATTTAAGTAACTATCAGTTAAAGTCTGAAGGTGGTTTGACTTTTGTAAAGAAGCAGACCATTGGTACGGCAGTGTCAAGTGTAACTGTGACAGATGCCTTTAGTGCAACTTATGACAATTACAAAATCATGGTTTCAAGTGGCGTGGGAAGCGGTACTAATTATTTAACTTTGTCTTTAGGTGCAGCAAATAGTTTATATTACAGCGCATTAACATCAGCATTGTATTCAAATGCAACAGTTTTGACGGCAAACACTAATAATGGAGCGGCTTTTGGTCAGGCGGGTTGGACTTCTCCTGGAATGATAAGTTTGAGCGTTGATGTAATAAATCCATTTTTGTCTAAAAATACTTTAATTAGTGGAAATTTTGCTGGAACTTCCGTAGGTGGAAGTATGGGCGGAATTCAAGATAGCACCACTTCATTTACAGCCTTCACAATTACACCTGCTGGTGGCGTTACCTTAACAGGTGGAACAATCTACGTCTACGGATACAACAAGGGATAACAGATGAGTAAACCTTTAATTCAAATTGATGATTTAGTCCGTGAAATGACGGATGAAGAATACGAAACATATCAAGCACAGATTGCAGATGCACCACAACTTGTTTCTGAATAGGAGTATAAGTGCCAATCAACTCATTGGGTAACACCTACTCTGAGGACATTACCGAAGACCTACTGTATGACATTACACGGTCACAGGAGAATACACAGTTCACTCCATCAGATATTGCATACGACTTAAGCATCAACAACATACCGTTTGTGATTAAGTCTGACAACCAATACAAGTATGTACGTGAGACTGCACAGTACAAGAAGGACCAGTTTGATAACTCACCTGAACCAGGTGAACAATCATTACTTGGTTGGTGGCTACGGTCACAAACCTCTTGGCATAACGGTTCTGGTATTGAGTTCTATGAACCAGGTACCGACTACCAACACGTCAGTCACCGCTTTAAGGACTCTCGTGGTGTAGACGTATGGACAGTAGGTGAAATGCGCCTACACAAGAAGGTCTATCATGCTTACACTGGTATCAAAGGCATCAATGCTGCCACTGGTCAGTGGACTGACACTAGCGGTGCAACACCAGTCAATAGAGAAGTATTAGTTTCTGGTGATGACAATGGTATCCTAAAAAGGATTACTCCTGATGCCCTTAATGGTGCAGTTGCCACAGCAAACTATACTGCTGGTGCTACATATCCTGATGGTCACGGTGGTACCGACTTCCCGTTTTACTCAGTAACCACTGATGGTTCAACTTACTATGCCGCTTGTTCACGCTGCATTCATAAGGGTACTATCGGAACCTTAACATCTGACGATGTTTTCTTTAAGCATAGCACAACCAGTAACGCTAATATTTTAGTCAAGTATGCAAAGGGTAATGTTTTTGTTGGTACGGGTAGAACTTTTGGTTTACTTCCCACTACTACAACAACTCACACACATACCACTGGTGCGGTTGATACGTTTACCAACTCAATGAACCACATCAACACCAGTTGGAACTGGGTAGATGCTACTGGTTCACCTGGTCCATTGTTCTTTGCTGGTAATGGTGGTAACAATGGTGAGATATGGTCTGCAACTATTGACCCTAACGAATCACCAGTTACAAACACCATTAACCTAGCAGGTGCGACAATGGTATTGTCTTTGCCAGATGGTGAAACCGTCAATGCAATTCACTATTACCTTGGGTACCTTGCCATTGGTACAAACAGAGGTGTACGTATCTGTCCAATCGGAAACAGTGGCAACCCAGTCATGGGTCCACTGCTTGTTGAAACTGCTTACCCAGTTAATGCATTTACCGAACGTGGTACCTACCTGTACGCAGCAACCAAAGTTCTTGAGGGTGCTGATACCAATGCCATACTAATTCGCATTGACCTGACTCAACAATTTGATGATGGTACATTTGCTTATGCTTATGACCTTGAGTATGAATCATCTGCTGATGGTGACAGTTCAGACTGTACTGAAGTTTACAACATTAATGACCGTATGGTAATGGTTATCCAAGAAGATAGCGATACCGTCAAGGGTGAACTACAGATAGAACATACCACTGACTACCGAAGTTCTGGATATGTGACAACTGGTAACATCCGTTTCAATACAACTGAACCCAAGTTCTTTAAGTTCATAACTATTAACGGTTCTATCGCTGAGGGCGATGGTATTACTGTTACAACTATTGATGCTAACGGTAATGAGTTTGACCTGCTAACCCTGGACACCGTAAGTATTGGTTCTGAGGTAGACATTGCTCAGCCTGCTGTTGCTGTTGAACAGATGGGTCTTAAGTTTACTTTAGTTAACGGTAGTCCGGTTACCAGTTATCCGGTACTTAAGTCCTACCAGTTAAAGGCATTACCTGCTGCTCGTAGGCAGCGACTAATCCAATACAACTTGCAGTGCTTTGACTCAG